TGCTTGGATTGACCTTAGGGCAGAGACATCTGCGGTCTTGGTTGTTGGGTCGATGTGATCCCATGCGAATGCGACGTAGTTGAATTCAGTGACTTCGAGGTTGCAGTCTCGGCATGAGCCTCGAGCGATCTTGAGGTCACGGTTGTGGGCCCGAGCGGCTTGGTTCCTGACTCTCCATCGTGGTTCTGTCATGGCTGACCTACTACTTACGCTGGTGACTATTACATAGTCAGTACTTGTTCAATCAGTACTTACTAAGGAGACGGGTTTTCCGGCGTCGGATAATCCACTTCCGGTTTGTAGATAAGTGGGCTAGTTATCCACATAGTTATCCACAGGGCGGTCGTAGACGATTGTGTGAGTGGTGATGGTGCCGTCGTGGTGCCGTTCTCGGACTCTGCGGATGTATCCGACGGCCTCGAGCTCTTTCATGCCGGTCTTGACAGCGTCGATCCCATTCGGGCTCACTGAGGCGAGGTGGGCGGTGGTGGTGCGCCATGCGTCCGGCTTCGACAGCAGGTAGATCAAGAGGCCTCGGGCCTTGAAGCTGAGCCTCTGGTCGTTGATGACGTCGTTGCTGATGATGGTGAAGTTGTCACGGGGACGAGAGCTGCGGACGATCATCGCTTGTACGCCACCGCTCGTGTCTTGACATGGTTCAGGTTCTTTTCGGCTCGGTCAAGTTCCCTGGTCATGTCATGAATGTGGCGTTCCGCTCGAAGCAAGTCGACGATGGTGGCATTGAGCCGCCATTGCAGGCTGTCGATCTTCTCAAGGAGGTTGGCGTTGTCTTTTGCCAGGGTGCGGTTTGCTGATTCCAGGCGTTCGACGTAGGTGTCGTCGGGAGGTGGTGTGTCGGCCACAATTCTCCTATCGGTAGCCGGCCTCGGCCAGCAGTGTTCGGGACTTGATGCAGGGCTTGTAGATGGCGATGGCGACGGAGTAGGTGCCGCTTTCGCCGTCGAAGGTGGTGGCTATGCAGACGTAGTCGGAGGTTTCGCCGACGTGGTAGCCGACGGTCATGATCGAGCGTGGTTCGTGGCGTGTGTCGACGTCGAACCATTCGTCGTCGATGCCGAAGCTGTCGATCCATTCGATCAGCTCGATCTGAGGCGTTTTCACAGTTCGCCTTCCTCCATGCGCCTGATTGTCTCTGATTGGGCCCTGGTTCGCTTTCTGAGCGTCTCTAGAGCAACTTTGCGTCGGTCGGCCTCATCAAGGGCTGCGTCGAGTCTCCGGCCATAACTGGCCAGTTGGTTTCGGAGGCGTTCGCATTCGATCTCAAGGTCGGCGATGCGTGCGTCACGTTTGTGGATCTCGTGGGTGGCGAGATCCATCATTCGGGTGGCGGCTTTGATCTTCTCAATCATCTCGTCGATCGTTCGGGCCTGCTCTCGCAGTTCCTGTTGGGCTTGGATGGGGTCGGGCATCATAGCTTTAGCCTTTCTTTAATTTGGGCGATGTCACGGGGTCGCCAGACGTGCACTTCTGCACCGGCGAGTTCAAGCATTCCGAGCCAGATGTCCTGCTCGGGGGATGTGCGGCCGACGGCCGACTTGAGTTCGACGAAAAGTAGTTCGGGGGGCCTTACCAGCACCAAATCGGGGAAACCGTTGTCTCCTTGGACGGGTGTTGCCCACCGACCTGATGGCAATTGTACGGCTCGGGTGTGGTGGACACGCCAGCCGTAGAAGTGGGCTAGTTCGATGACGGCTTGCTGTAGGGCTTTTTCGTTGATCTTGAAGATCTTGCCGACGTCAGCTTTCTCGTTCTTCTTTGCGTTCATTGAAGATCTCCTTGAGTGAGTGTGGGCTGTAGAGCTCTCGGATGGGGACGACGTAGCTGTCGGTGTTGTAGTAACGCTCGTACTCCCAGTACTCGAGGGCGTAGCCGGCCCAGATCCAGCCGACGATCTTGACGTGGTGCAGCATTTGGCCGGGATGGCATAGGACGAATGGTGTGTCTGACCAGTACTTCTTGCCTTTGTAGTCGTCCTCGAAACGGGGTAGGTCTCGGTTCCAGAAGCGCAGGCCTCCTCGGTTGGCGGCCATGCGCACCTCGATCCAATCCTCCACGTCGTAGGAGTCTCGGTTGTGGTCGGCCGGTGTCGGCATTCCTGACCAGATCGCTCCGAGGTAGTTGCAGACGGCTATCTCGGCTTGGGCTCCGAGTTTCTTGTGGGCGATCTGTACTTCCCTGGGTCGGTTGCCGTCGGTGTATGCGCCTCGAGCTTCGACGTTGCGTTGGAGCATCATGCCGGCCATGGAGGCCAGGGCCATGTCCTTGTCGGACAGCTCGATAATCAAAACATTTCCTCGTCGGAGGCTTTGGCGGCGTCGAGTTCCTGTTGGGCTTTCTTGAGGCTGTCGATGATCCGGCTGGCGTCAGCCTTGGTGGCCGGTGTTGGGCCCGAATACTTCAGTGCGCTCAGGAGCCCCAATTGGGCCTTGGATGGGCCGTCAGTGCCGACCGCTGCTTTCGAGCCAACAGGAGCCCTTCTAGGGGCCTCTGACGCTTCCTTGGGACGGTTCGCCACTTCATTGGCTGAGGCGAGGGACGATGTCACGCCCAGCCCCATGTAGCCCAAACATCTCCCTAAGGCCGATGTTCCGGCCACCATCAGCTCCGAATTTTTCGTGTACGGGGTGAGGCCGGGCACGGGCTCCCAGGCTGAGGCGATGCTGGGGAACGGATCATCAGGCGATCTCCAGACCGTGACGGTGCAAATCAGGAACGTCCGATCGCCAACGTTCACGAACTCACGGCTGGTTTCTTGGATGCGTAGCTCGGGGTATTGCTCAAGAGCCAGTTTGAGTCGAGTGGCGACGTCGACGTAGTTACTCAAGTCCATCGGTTTCTCCTGTGGTTTGTCGGGTGAGCCTCCATAGCCTGCGCCTTTCCATTTCGGTGGTGCCGCCATAAATGCCGGGAAGGGTGATGAAGTTGCCCACGATGAAGCCGATGGCGTAGTCGAGGCAGTCGGTACGCACCGGGCATTCGGCACAAATGGCCTTCGCCTTGGCGATCTGTTCGTGCATCTTCGGGCCAGGTGTGGGGAAGAAGATGTCGGTGTCCATGTCTCGGCATAGGGCCTTCAGTTTCCATGGGTGTTTCACGTTCTCCACGGATGCCAGCCGTTGCCGTTTTTGTAAGTGCTGTAGACGTGGATGGCAAGAGCGGACGAAAGATTGACGGCCGGGTCGTAGAAACTCTGGGGTTGACCGTCCATAACGCCGGACTCGTTCAGCCATTTGGTCCAGAATCCATTGATCTGGGTGAGACCGTACGACCCTCCATTCGGGTCGTTCGGGTTGTGGGCATCCGGCTGACATCGTGATTCCCTCCACATGATCTCGCCAAGGCGGTGCAGGAGCTCACGGTCGACCGGCCAGCCGACTTCGACGGCCAGCGGGATCCACTCTTGGCATGGGGTCCATGGGTAGACGATCGGTTCGGGCGCAGCTGTCGATGTGGTTGTCGATGTGGTGGTGCTCGAGGTGGTCGTCGGAGCTTCGACGTACTGGATTGGCGTCGAATGCGGCACTGTTGGGCTCGGTCGGACCGGGTCGGCTTCGAGGGCCGTGTCGGCGATCCAGCCGAGGCTGATGGCGGTGGCACACAGGGTGCCGGCCAGTAGCGGTTTCATGTTGTCTCCTGTCTGTCGGGATCAGGTGAGCCTGTGTCTACCGACCTATCAGGAGGGTGTCAAGCCTTTGGTGACTTCTTGCCAATAATGGGATCGACAGCTGCGCCGGTGCGGGCTGCGATGCCGTTGCCGATGGCGTAGCCGAGGATCGACCCGATCATGCCGGTTCCGGCTTCGGTGGGGATGGCGTTCACGGCGAGAAGCACGGTAAGGCAGACCAGGCCGACAAGGGCGATCAGGGCCTTAGGTGGGTTAGTGATGTTCATTTCAGTCCTTCAAGAGCTTTCACGATTCGGTTGAGAATGTCGGTGAATGCGGCGTCGACAGCGTCGGGGTCGTCGGCCATTGTCGGGCTGATTTCGTAGTGCACCCAGCGTGCACCTGGTGAGCCGATGGTCGGGGCGGTGTAGACCTTCCAGCCGTCACGGTTGCATCGCCAGGCTGCGCCGTATTTGCCGGGCATGACACGGTTGCCGTAGTCGTGGATGGCCTCCACGCCGAGCTCATCGGCGAAGTCGACCAGGAAGTTGATGGCACGAATAATTTTGTCGTCGGAGCCGCCGAGGTCGCAGGCACGGCCGGTGGCGTGCACGGACAAGCTGGAGCCTCCACGCACCGAGCGGTTGGCGTAGATACCAAGTGACCGCATCTCAAACAGGAAGCACATCAGGGCTTGGAACTGTTTGGTGCCGGGTCTCGCTCCTCGAGCGACAGCGTCCTTGGTGCCGGTGTATGGGCGGTTCATTGTTCCACCCACGATGTTGTTTCTTCATCCCAAGTGTAGAGGCCATCATCCTCGGGGTATGAAACGGGGGGTTCCCAGAGGCAGGTGTCTTCGTTCAACAGCCAGCTCGGGTATGGCTTTGGCGGGATAAAAGCATCTCGAGCCTCGTCGTAGGTGTAGCCAATTCCGGCGTAGTTTTTGCGGAACGGTGTGCCACCGAGCAGGTGCACGCCACCACGAGTGTTGTATGAGGTTTGGACGTAACGGTCGCCGGTACGGGCGCATAGTTCGGCTTCTTTGCCGTCGTCTTCTTGGCGTCCGACCGTCACGAAAATGACGACGTTGTTCGCATCAAGTTTGGCGAAATGGCTCATGAGAATGTCACCGTTTCGCTCGTCGTCGAGGTGGCAGTCACGATGCTGGTTTTGTAGCCACCAGCAGATGTTGTGGATTGTGTGACACCTGCACTGAATGTTGCGGTGTAAAGGTCTGGAAATTTGAAAATGACGATGCCTGAGCCGCCGTTTCCGCCGTTATTGCCGGAAGCTCCGCCGGCACCGCCACCGCCACCGCCGCCTGTGTTTGTTGAGCCGTTACTGCCAGGAACGGATGTGCCGGTTGCGCCGTTACCACCTCCGTCAGTACCTGTACCTGCCGTTCCACTGCCGACGCCGCCGCCACCACCACCAGCTCGAGTGACGGAGGAACCAGAAAGAGTACTGGTAACTCCAGAACCACCATTACCGCCTAGAGACGAACTGCTTGGTGTTACACCGGCAGATCCGGCACCACCACCTCCACCGCTTCCAGTAGACGATGATTGTGGACTTGCGTTTCCACCGGCAAAACCTTCATTACTTGTTCCAGCACCGCCAGTTGGATTGGAACGGTCGAAGCCGTGGGCGCCGCCACCTGATCCACCACTGCCAGCTGTATATGAATAGGTTGAACCACCGCCACCGCCGACAGTCGAAATAGATGCAAAAACTGATGCAAGGCCGGAGCTACCGCTACCGCTAGCAGTAACTCCACCAGTGCCACCCGCACCAACAGTGATCGTGTAGCTAGTACCAATTGCCAGCTCTAATTGACTTTCAGCGGAATTACCGCCTCCAGAATTTTCGCCTGAGACGTTGGCTCGATAGCCACCGCCACCGCCGCCACCGCCCCAGTTGGCACCACCGCCAGCACCACCTGCAATGACGACATATTGCACATCAATGAGGTTTTCTGTTGTTTGACAAGCTTTGACAGCAAGAATCATGCTACAAGGTTTCCAAATGCGACCCATTCGTCGGTTGCTACTTTGAGTAGACCGGCTACGGCGTACTGAGCATAGAGTTTGAGTTTTGTTCCTTGTGAACGGACATTTACCGCACCGGCTGGACTGATCGTGACTTGGCCTGCGCCGCCTTGATAAAGCAGGATTTGTGTGCCAACGGGAAATGCCACCGAACTGTTTTCAGGGACGGTCAATGTGATTGCGGCAGCGTTCGTGAGGCTTACGACCTTGGCGACATCGGTGAGGGCCAACGTGTAGGTCGTGCCGCTTTGGGCGTTGAACTGCCCGAAGGCGAGATCATTGACGCCTTCATTGGTGGAGTTGACGTCGGACGCTGACAGGACATCGCCGTCGACGAATGCTTCGGAAAGTGGATAAGTGGCCATGATTTTCTCCTACAGGGTACTAGTTCCGAGCACGCCAAATTCAGTCGATCCGAGGATGAAGGCGGTGCTCAGGGGTTGGGCAGTGGTCAGTCGGGTGACCCAGCGGCTTGGTGTGATGTCGTGGCTGTGGCCTTGGACTGTCAGGCGTGCGTCAATGTGGCTGCCGCCCGCCATGTTTTTGCGGACGACGATTGGGTCGCCGATCTCAAGGGACAGGCCAGCCTCGATACGGTCTTGGTCTTGGCTGAGGTCAAGGGTGAGGGATTCGATGCGTAGCCGCACGTCTTTGCGGTAGTTGAGGATCTGGCCAGCTCGGATGAGAGCTGTGGCATTAGTTTCCATCATCAGGTCGGACCGGCTAAACGACCGCAGGAAGTATTCGTCGATTGACGCCGAGTCTGAGGCGGTTTGGGGTTGGCCGCCGTATCTAGTGAGGGTGACTTCGTTGGCTAGTTCGGTGTCGTCGTAGGCGACGGTGATGTCTTGGTATTGGACGTTGGTGCCAATGTCGTCGAAATAGACGGGCGTGCCGGCTGCTTTGGATGCCTGGCTGGCTCGGTCGACATAGACAACCTTGCCAAGGTGGTCGATGTACAGGGCTCCGAGATCCGATTTTTCGATGGTCTGGAGGGCTTGGAGCACGGTGCGTTCTTCGCCGTGATCGTTCTGCAGCTCCGTGTCGCCGGTGTCGATGTCTCGAGCACTGGCCGGCCAGTCGATCTCGTCAAGGATTTGGTTGATGCGTGTGCCTGGCAGGTCTTTATTACCTGCGCCAGTGACGCTAGTGATGTTGGCTAGGGCGAGAAGTCGGAAGGCGTCGACGCATTGGACGGTGACCAGGGCGTAATCGACGCTGGGGTCGGCCCAGTCGTAATCCCACGACCAGATGTAGCCGGAGTAGATCGGATAGGTGGTGCCCTGGTAGATGGTGTAGATCTGCAGCTGCCGCATCGGCTTGACTTCGGGGTAGTAGGCCGAGCCGGTGTTGGTGGGGTCCCAGTCGCCGGTGAAATCCTGGAATTGGATGATGGCGTCGGACGGCAGGTATTCCTCGAACATTCGGTCACGGCCGTGACGCACCGAGATCTGGGTGACGAGGCTCGAGACGTCGACGACCTGGATCGCAGTTGTGCCGAGCACGTTGGTGCCCAGGATGCCGTTGAGGGGGTCGCCTAGCACGAGAGGGTCGCCGAACGAGGCCCCGGTGCCGAGGCGGATCTTGACGACCGGCGTGCAGGGCAGGCTCATCGGTTGGAATACACCAGTCCTGCGCCGTTGCGCTGCGAATTGACGAGGCCTTTACGAACCGTCTCGACCAGGTCGTTTTGGGAAATAACGGACCCAGCGACGTTGACTGTGACGCCACTGCGGAAACCGACGCCACTGAGGCTAGGGATGCCGAAACCGATGGGTGCTTCGCCGATCGGCCGGCCACCAGAACCGATCTCGCTGATGCCGCCAACTCCGGGTGGTAGGCGTGGCATAAAGGGGATTTCTCGTGCTCGAGCTAGTTCAGCCAGAATCCGTTCGACGTCAGCGACGCTGGCCTGATCGAGAGCTGCAATGAACTTGGTTTGCCATTCGACCGGCACGCCTTCGATGTCCATGATGTAATCGGCGACGTTCATGCGTAGGTCGTCGATAGCTGCATCGCTTGCTCGGAGAGCTGCAGGCGTTGATTCGGTGAACGCTCGGAGCGCAGCTTCTTCGGCCCGTTCGATGGAGTCTTGCAGTTTGCGGAAGGTTCGGCGTTCGTCAATGTTGCCGGTAAGTTCGGCTAAAGCGTCATCGACGGTGACGAGTGCGTCTCGTAGTTCGGTGCCGGAGGTGCGGGCGTCAATCATGGCTCGGGAGCCTTCACGCCAGGCTCGTTCCAGCAGGTAAGTTTCGGGAACGAGATCTCGATCTAGTTTCTGGTAGAGCTCGTCAAGGCTGATGCCGAGTACGTCGGCCATGTAGCGGAGGCTTTGTTCGGAGTTTGCGCCGAGTTCTCGTGCTATGTCGGACAGGCTGTGACCCATTTCTTGGGCTTTGGCGATGGCTTCGGCCATGCCTTTGTCAAGGGTTCCGTTGAATTTGGCAAGAGCCTCGAGGACGGGGATCAAGATTTTGCTGAGGGCCGTTAGGGCTGGGATTAGTGCTTCGCCAAGAGTTACTGACAGGCGTGCGAATGCGTCGCCAAGTTCGTCCTGAGCTTCACGCAGTTCCTTGGCTTTCTGAATTTCTTGTTCGTCAATGACCTCGAAATCCTTGACGCCGGCTAAGGCGGTAGTGATTTCGTCGGAGCTCATGTTGATGAGTTCGGCGGCGTCCATCCAGCCTCGGCCGAAAAGGTCTGCTCGGTATTTGGCCTGCTTGACGGGGTCGTCCAGGCTGTTAATGGCGTCGTTAACTCTGAGAAAGGTTTTCTCAAGGTCTGCTGCGCCGTCGGGTCCGAAGGCGATTTCGACACCAAGTTCTTTAAATGCTGGAAGTTGGTCGGTGGCCGCCTTGCCAAGTCGGTTGAAGATCTTCACCATTGACTCGGCCTGGATACTAAGGTCGCCCGTGTAGGAAACCCATTGGCTGGATTGGTCAAGAGTCAGGCCGGTGGTGTTGCGGAACTTGTCGACCGACAGGGCGAGGTCTTGAAAGTCCCCAATGGCTTTGATGGCAAACCCTGCGATGGCTGTTCCGGCTCCGAGGGCCATGGCTCCGGCGTTGGCTTTGACGCTGTCGAATGCAGCTCCTGCACCGGCCTTGAATTTGCCCATGCCACCTTCGGCCTCGCCGACCTTTTGACGGAAGTTGGCGAATGCGCCTTGAGCTGACTTGAGGCCGCCATCAGCGAACTCGGTGATGATGGGAATGTTGATTGCCATTAGCCGCTCCGATAGGTGTTCTTGAGATTTCTGTTCATGATCTGCTCAACACGTCGAATGATGGGCATCATGTCTTGCTGGACGTCCTCGAGGCGATCCTCAGCTGTACGCCACATGAAGCGAGACGGCGCCCCGAGGCGTGTTGTGAGAGCTCGTGAGAAGTTCGGGCGTTGACGGCTTGCTGGGGCTCGACTAGCTGATCCTCCGGCTTTGCCGGCCATGTCGGCGATCGCTGTCGGTGCGTCCTTGGTTGTTACTCGGACGACGTTGGTAATGGTCCGGCCGGGTCGGTCGATGTAGCGACGTGGCTTGCGGGTGTCAAGCTTGACAGCCACTTTCTTGCGGTTTTGCCATCCTGTGCGCCCGGAGTGCTTCATGCCCGATAGCGGGGCTCCTGCGGGCACTGAGGCGGTAATGGCGTCCGCTAGAGGTTGGACAACCTTGCGAATGTCCTTGCGGATTTCTTTCGACAGCTCTTTGTCGAGTTTGTTGAGATCTCGGAGCGTTTCCTTGAGGCCGACGACTTGGGCTTTCATGGTGCTCCTTTCTGATCTTCCTCGACGAGCATCCTGACCATCTCCTGCACAATCGCCGTGGGGCTGTCAAGCAGCTCTCGAGGTGAGATGCCGGTGCGGAGGGCCAGGGATGCAATCAGTCGGGTTGCTTGTCCTTTTTGCGTGCTTTTGGGATGAAGTCAACATCTCCCAAGGTGTCAATGAACTGCGGCCAAACTTTGACGGTGACGCCACCTTTGCGGAGGGCCTCGTAGGCCAGGTAGGCGATCTGCTTGAACTTGACGTCACGCACCATGGCTTCCATGGCCTGGCCTGGGTGGTGATCTTCCCAGGCGCAGGCGACGGAGTAGCTGACGGTGACGGTGTGTTCACTGCCGTCGGCGAGTGTGACTCTGAGGTCTGTTCCAATCATGCTGTCGGGCTCCTAGTTGGATCAGCTGGTGGCTCGTAACCAGGTGCCACCTGTGAAGGTGACGGTGACCATGGACAGGTCCCCGACGGTGCCGGTGATCGGCGTGAAGCTCGACAAGTGTGCGCCGGTGATGGTGTACTCCGGGTTTGAGGTTCCGGGGCTGGTGCCGTCGGGGTAGATCTCAAGGGTGACTGCGTCGTCGCCAACCACGCCTTCCAGTGAGGCTTCGACTTCGGCTGCGCCGTAGCTGTTGAACAGGGTCATGGTGACGTCGACGGACTGGAGTCCCTTGGTGTAGCTGCGGCCCGATGCGCCCATGGCGGTTGTCTCGAGCTGGTCGAAGCCGACCGTGAGGGTGACCGACTGGACCTGGTCGGAAAAGTCGACCGTCGAGTTCATGACGACGGCCGCATTCTTGAGTGCGATGGTGGTTGTTGCCACTGTTGCTCCTTAGGTTGTGTGTGTGCCGTAGCGCACGGTGAGGTCGTATGCGGGGAGTTCCTGCGTCCCGATTTGGGCGAGGCTCGGTGATCCGGCCACGACGGCCAGGTCAGCGACTTGGATGAGTGTGTCGACGGCGGTGAAGATCCAATCGAGGGAGTCTTGGTTGCCTGGGGGTGCGCCGAGCACTCGGAGGGTGAAGGTTAGGTCAAGCACCTTGTGGGTGACGGCCGTGATCGTAGGAAGCTCGACGAATACTGACAGAGGGCGTGCGTTCCTGGGGTCGGTGACGGCGGCGTAGCCGGCACCAGTGATCTCGGTGACGATTGCCGTTCTTGCGTCGGCGAGCGGTCCAACAGCGGCCATTTCATGCCACCTGCGATCTGTTGATGCCTAGAAGCTGGTGGATGGTGCCGAGGCTCATGGCCGGGTTGGTGGTGTCCATGGCGTCGAACGACTGGAAGCCATCAATGCTGCCACGCTGCCTGTAATACGAGGCCGCCAGAAGTGTCGTACCTAGCGTTACGTCACCGGATGGGCTGACGTTCAGGGCGTCTCGGTAGCCGGCCGCACGGCGTCTCCTCGAGGCCCACGCATTCGCAGCTGCGACACATGACGTGATGAACGCTGTGTCGTTCGCTGTCGCTGCACTGATTCCGAGGAACTCGGTGACGTTGCTGTTGGCGATCCAGGTGCACGTCGGCGTCCAGGTGAGGGTGCCGTAGGCGGCGAGGTTGTCACGGTCGACATCGTCGCCAATGTTGACGTACAGAATCTGGTTCGGGATGAGGATGTCGTAGTCGTAGACGTAGTCGCCTTCTTCGGTGACTTCCTCGAGCAGAGCGGTTGGGACGGCCACGACGGTCACAGTGCTATCGAAGCCGTCCCCCACTCCTGCGATCGTGACCTGCTGCCCGACAGTCAGGTCGGCCACGTTCGTCAAGGTCTGCACCACGGCAACGCCGTCCAGACGCATCCTGTGCGTTATGGAGAACGTTGCCATGGTGTCAGTGTCCTAAGTGGCTCAGGCTCGGCCGACGAATTTCGTCGGGTCGATCATGAGGGTGGCGAAGTAGCCACGGAACTTGATGTATCGGCTGAGCGATCCATCGGCAGCTTCGACGCTGATTGCGCCCTTGGACTGCTCGTAGATCTCGAAGCCGGTGCTGTCGCCGACGTAAAGGTTGTTGCCTCCGGCTGCGACGAGGTTCTTGTCGACGACGACCTTGAGGCCGAAGGCGGTGGCGTTCACCGATCCGGGCGTCAATGAACCGAATGCATTCATCGGACCGACAGTCGGGAACAGCGGGCGGCCGTCCTGATCGTCGAGGGCTCCAAGGGCGCTGAAGTACAGCGGATCCATGATGAGCACGTTCGGCAGGTTGCCGTTCGAATTGGTGAGGATGTCCTTGGCTGCGGCGTAGACGAATTCTGCCCAGTCGGCTGCAGTTGTAGCCGATGTGAGAGTGGCGGTCTGCGTGATGCCGGCCTCGAACTGTGCGCAGGCGTAGCTGTCGGTCTGGTTGGCGTAGATGCGGGCCATGTCGTCGATGATCAGGCCGAGCACCTCGGGCTGCGTCCAGTCCATGTCTTCCTCGGACAGACGAACGTAGCCACCGAAAACCTGCTTGGTGACCTGGTTGTCGGACACGACGAAGGTGCCCTGGTCGAGGTTGGCGTTTTCGCCGTTGCTGGCTCCGATGGTGGTGTGCGTGGTGACCTCGGGGCGGCGGAAGATCTTGCCACCGCCGGGCATCGCCTTGACACCCATGGCGTTGACGAGCGGACGCCAGTTCGGCAGGTAGTTGTTGTACACGGCACCGACGATCGGCTCCGGCAAGATGCCGGGCGTGTCGGTCGTGACGACGTCAGGCGCAGCGGCCTTGATCTTGGAGTCGAATGCAGCGAACTCAGCGCCGCCGACGAGGGCCTTGCTGATCCATTCTGCAGCTGACGGGAACTGGAAGGGCTTCGCCGGCTGGGCGAACTGGATGGGGGCTGTCGGGACCGTTGCGGCCTCGACGACTTCGGGGGTTTCCACAGTTTCCTCCTCGGATGTGGGTTCTGGGGTTGGATCTTCGTCGGGTGCTTCCTCGAGGGCCGAGGCTGCGACTTTCTCGATGCGAGCGGCCTCGAAGGCCGGCTCGGCGACGATCGACAGTTCGGACCATTTGGCCGCTTCCACGACCATCGTGCCGTCGTTGTCGAACGAGAACTTGGTGGGGACGACACCGACGCTGACGCTGTCGTATGCGCCCATGAGCAACAGGGCCATTGTGTCGTCGGCTGCGCTCGTCTGGGCGAGCTTGGCGGTGAACATCATGCCTTCGTCGGTGGAAACACGTTCGGTGACGAGGCCTCGTACCTTGGCCGGATCGTGGCTTTCCAACAGACGAGGGGGGCGTCCATCTTCAGGCAACGATCCGGCCTTGAACATGACCTTGGTGCCGAGCGAGTCGGTGGTGGCGACGTTCCACGGTACGGCGAGGCCGGTAATGGACCTCGAGGGCTGACCGTCAGATGCAGCGGCGTCGACAGTGAAGGAGCCGGAGGTCAGCGTGATCTTTTCGGACATAGCGGTCTAATTCTCCTCGTTTGTGCTCGATGCGTCCACCAGGGGTGAGTCGACCAGCTCGTTGTCGCTGAGGTAGTCATCCAGGTCAAACTCGATGTGTCGGCCTCGAGGGATGATGTTGTCGCCGGAGAGGGTTTCCTCGATGCAGTCCATGTAAGGCTTTGCGCCAAACAGGTAAAGGTCTTGGCGGGCTTGGAGGGCGTTCTGGTAGGTCATGCCGGAGCCAGTGGGTGCGCCGACGAGATAGGGCGGGATGTTGGCGAGGCGTGCGAGCTCGAGGGCCTGATACTGGCGTGCTTCGACGAGCTGGAGTTTGCTGGGGTCGCTGTTGAACTCTTTCCACTCGACGAAGTCGTTCAATGCACCAATGCTGTTATTCCGTCTTGCTGCACTCCAGCCGGCCGCTAGTTCGCCGAGCTCCTCGGCCGTCATTGGTTCGCCTCCACGCTGTTGGAGGTAGCCGGCGGCGATCTCGTTGGTGGAGAAACGTCGGGCGGCTTGGTCGAGCTTGTAGGCGGTGTCGACGGCCTGCTGGCCGTTGTAGATCAAGCCCATGATCGGGCTGAGGAACTGGACGACGTTCTCGTTGGGAAGGATGACGCCGTTGAACTCGACCTCGTCGGAGGTGGTGTACCAGACCGGCCCAGCCTGATCGGGCGTGGTCACGTTCGACACTGGGAGCCACTGGAACGACGCCGGATACCCGGTCTCGTACCTCGAGGTGATGTACCAGAACGCACGGCCAGTCAGGAACAGATCCGTGAACGTGTTGGCAAGCATGAAATTCCGGGTGACCTTCGGATCAGGTCGAGTGAACCACGACTCGCCACGGATGTACTCCTTGGAATACTCGCCTTCGGTGTCGTCCCAGACGAGGCGGTACTGCTTGAGGTCAAGGCAGCCGATCATGGAAGCAATCAGGTCTCGAGCACGACTGACCGTCGGAAGGGCAAGGGCTTGCAGCTCACGGTTCGACGTGATGTACGTCATCGGCTGATTGATGCCGGAACCACCGACACCTGCGGCGGCCTTGATCTCGGCACCGAAGGCCGGCGTGGCTTTCCTGAAAATGCCCATGGGTTAGGGCAAGTGTTTCAGAGTTTGTGGCTTGTGTTCACTAGCCTGCGGCGAAAGCGGCCTTGGTGCGCACGGCCGGCCGTGAGGCGAGCGCAGCGGCCCAGATCATGCACCGGCACAGCTCAATCGGGCCCGGTGACTTCTGTGAGCTCACGACCTGTGAGGCTTGAGTCTTGACGAGCACGGCACGCTGAACGTGCTCGGCGAGGGCGACGGAGCCGTCGTGCCAGAGCTTGCCTTCGACGATCATGGAGCGCACCATGGTTGTGTATCGGGCGAGTTCGCCGTAGCCGACGGTCTCGGTGCGTCGACGGAGTGGCAGGGGGGTGTGGATCTCGAGGCCGGGGGTGATCGCCAGCTGGATCTTCGGGTCGGCCATGATGCGCTCGATCTCGGCCCACATAGCGTCCTCCTTTTCGACGACGAACTCAACGTGGACCTGGACGCCATCGGGACCTTGGGAGGCTCGAACGCCGACGTAGCGGGAGTCGTCGATGGAGCTGTCGACGGCCAGGATGCCACCCTCGGGGATCGGGTCAATGTGCGCTCGGGTTTCCCATAGGCCGATCGGCATCCATGACTTAGCGGCCGACACCCATAGGTTCAGGTGGGCTCGGAGGAACGCTGAGCGGTCGCCACCATCGGCCATGGCCTTGAGGGCCTCCCAGGTGATCGTGGTGCCCAGAGCCGGGTTGGCGTAGGGCCAATACCGCCGGTCGTCGGGGTCGACGGACGGTGGCATGGACCATTCGGCGAGGTATAGCCTGCTGGGTTTGCCTGCGTCGATCGCATTGATGGCCTGCTCACGGAGCCGAAGCATGGTGGCCGATGATTCGTCGCCGGCGGTTGACCACATCGACAGAAGCGGGTTCTTTCGGGCGATCATGGACGGCCGGAGCGCATCGAACACCACCGACGGGGCGATGTCCCAGACCTCGTCGATCAGGATGAGGTCAAGGGTCAGGCCGTGGGTGTTGTCTCGAGCAGCTGCGACACGCAACGTCGAGCCGTCGGGCATGGTGGTCATCTGGGAGCCGGCCGCCCACCGGCAGGTTGCGCCGTAGTGGTCCTCGAGCCATAGGGCGACTTCCCGATACATCGGCATCGATCGTTCGAGCTTGTTGGCGACCAGGAGAACGTGCTGGGCTTCCTTGCGTCGCTTGGCTTCCTCGGTTACCCACCACGCCATCATCGACTTCAAGGCGAAGCTCTTGCCGTTCTGCCGGCCAGTCGAGATCAACGCCTCACGAAACAGGAAGTTGTCGTCGTCGTCCAGGGCCAGCTGATCGGAGATCGCACGAACCTGCCACGGCATCAGGTCGATCTTCATGCGCTGCTTCGCCCACTCGGCTTGGGCAGGACCAAGGGACCGATCTGTCGGGACCGGTGTGACCAGTCTCGGCTCCGTCCGGCCCTCTAGGGCCCGATAGTCCTCCATCTGGGCCAATCCGGCCTGATCTGTCCCCTCCGAGAGAACTTGTGAATGGGGGCTCGGGGTAATTTGTTTTTCAATCCAAGAATCTTTTGTCGGTTTTTCCTCGTCCGGTTCGTGGTATGTGACATGAACCTCCCAGGTATCGTCCCGAAGCACTGGTGCTGTATCCGGCATCGGCTGACCTGGATAGTTTTTCTCGTACACAGCGTGATAAGCACGAACCTTGGTGAACTCTTGTGCACATTCCGTTGAGCAGGTTGATCTGCGTTTCGGTGTTGGTTCTTCCTTTGTTGTGATGATGTCAGTCGCCATGGATGTGCCACAGATGCGACAGTCCCATTTGGCGATGTAAGTCCATTCAGGTTTCGGTGGATGAACACATGCTCGTGAGCAGTAGATTCCTCCACCTCGAGCTTCATTACGCCAGTCAGGCTTGAATGATTTGCCACAGGTCTTGCACGGTCTCGTTGCTGTTGCGCTCATTGAGTTGTCACGATTCTGGATACGCTGAGCGACCTTGCGGTTCAGGTACTTGGTCCCTCGTCGTGCGTTGCATGATGCGCAGGATGGAACGAGGTTGGTGATGCTGTGGTCTCCACCTGCGTCGAGTTCGATGAGGTGGTCGGCTTGTGTGGCTTTGGCTTGGCCGCACCAGTGGCATAGCGGTGAGCCTGCGAGGATTGATTTACGGTTTCTCTGGTATTCCGGGTCTTTGTATCCGGCCATCAGTTTGCTCCTGTCGGTAGAGCGGGTGGGTGTCTCGGTGTTTCCAGGCGTTCTCGATCCACGTCTTGATGGCGTGGCAGTTGTGGCAAAGCAGGATGCATTTCTGGATTTCTCGATCGATTGCTTGGATTGACCTTAGGGCAGAGACATCTGCGGTCTTGGTTGTTGGGTCGATGTGATCCCATGCGAATGCGACGTAGTTGAATTCAGTGACTTCGAGGTTGCAGTCTCGGCATGAGCCTCGAGCG